CTATTAGACAGAGTGCAACGGTGTGATGTAAATCACGTAGACATAAGCCCTTAAATGGTAATAGGCTCACCTTGTAAGCCCTTAGACTTACATCACAAGCAACACCTATTATGACGGGAGAATGAAAGAATGAAGAAGTTATCTATCAGTTTTAAGGTAGAAGTAGAAGACGGGGAACCGATGTTGAATTATGAGTACTTCTTGAAAGACCTATTAGAGACATCAGTACTTCCCGCCCTATCTTCAAGCCTTGTACCCCTAACCCTTACCGTGAAGAATGCGAGAGGATAAAAGAATGAATAGCACCTGTACACAATGCGGAGATGATAGTGACCTAATGGTGGCGTTTACGGCTCATAAGGTATGCGGGAGATGTACCCGCGCTAATCAACGAAAGGCGGTCAAGCGATGAAAGAGTTAGAGCAATTTCTGAATGTAGAGGCAGAGTGGGTGTTAGAGAGGCTAAGCACTAGCACAGAGAGCAATGACCGCAATTACTATCAAGGAAGAATTGACCAATTAGCGCAAGTAAGGCGGTTATTAGGTCATCCGCAGATTATGAGAGAGGCGGTTAAGTAATGAAGATTTCAACGAAAGCGCGGTGCGTAGAATGCTCACGGGTTTTTGATTTACTAGATGATAATGACGCACAGGAATGGACATACGGGCACGATTGCGAAGTGTGAGGCAACTCACCGCCCGCCACCCTTGACAGAGGGCACAGGGAGCGAGACCCTAGGCGGGCACTAGATAGGCGAATGCTTATCTTGCAAGGATAGACAGGAGACAGAAGTGAGTCATCAAGTTAAAGAAGCGATGAAGTCAGAGTTTCGCAATGCAATCACAGAGCACGGCGAAACCTTAGAAGACATTCGCGATAATAGCGGGGAGTGGATAGAGGGTTATCTTCCCGTGTACAACAACAAGATAGTAGAAGAGTGGCAAGCAATGCCTAGCGAGTACGATAATCGCGGGGCGGTGGAGTTGGGGCACTTAGAGCAAGAGATAAACATAATCAACTTAATGAGCCTTGACTTATACCTTTATTACAATGACATCTTCAACGAAGCCGTGAATGAATTAGAAGAAGAGGAAGAAGAGGAATGAGACAGTTAAATCAGAGAGACGCTATCCACTACATAGAAAACCGCCAAGAGTTTAGGGCAAGTGCGCTAGAGGGTAGAGCCTACGGCGTGAGCAACGGGCGATTGAATGAAGAGGAAACGGCACGATACAACCAAGACTTAAATGCCGTGATGTACTGGGTTTATTCCTATCACACCCCTATTGCGTGGTACACGCCTAGCGGTTGGTATGTAGTAGAGCAGAAGTTTAGCCCTACAACAAGCAGACACCAAGCAATAGTGAGACGGGCTATTGCTAACACGCTGGTGGGTGCTTAAATGAAACTGTGGGATGAGTGGGAATACAAGACAGGAGACATTGAGCACGATAAAGACGGCAATGAAATTGTGAGGATTGAAATTATTCTCACCACTAATGCCGACAGGGGCACAGTAGTCAATGCGATTAGCGATTACCTAGAGGAAGGATTAACCCGTGAGGCTAACTAGAAGAGGAAAGATTGTCGTAGGTATAGCCATAGCCTTAGCCTTTTGGGGCTTGTTAGAAGTATCGGCTCACCTATGGTGGGTTGGCAACGGTTGGTGCTGGGGCACTATGTTGGAGTGTGAAGTATGAAAAGCGTAGGAGTAATGGATGAGTGGGAGTATTCCTGCGATAAATGCGAATGGATACACGCAGAGGATGAAGGGTGTGGCGACTAATGATGAAAGTATTAGAGACAGGGATAACCGTATGTCTATCCTGTGGAGACGGGCTAGACGGTGCGTTTATAGATTATGAAACAGAGCGCAACGAAGCCGAGCCTGACTGTGATGTATGTATCACAAAGGAAATGATTGCTTATTGTGGCGATTGCTTGTACCCTATCAACGAATGCGAACACGGACGGGAGTTAAAAAGATGAACGCAATAAAAGAGTTAGTTAAATGCAAATCTTGTGATGAAAAGATTGACCCTACTGAGCACGAATGCGACTACTGTGAGGACTGTTGCTACGATTTACAAATGAGTTGGCAGAAGGAAGAGGTAAGTAAATGAATAAGCAGGAGATGTTGAAGCAACCTATGGTGGTGTGTACTTATTGCGGTTGGGAGATTGCAAGAAGTTCAGTATGGATTGAGCCAGTCTGTGATGATTGCGCTATGGATAAAATGATTGAGCACAACAGAGAGCAAGGATTGTAGGTGCTTGTACTAGCCCTATCTTTAATCTTTAATCCTGTTGTAATAGACGGAGACACGGTTAGGTATGGCAACGACAGAGTGCGCCTTGTTCAGATAGACACACCCGAAAAGGGGGAGTGCTATCACAATGAAGCAAAAGCCTTGCTTAAAAAACTGATAGGCAAGGCAAGAGTATCTGTGGTGACTGATAAAACCCTGAACAAAAGGGATGAATACGGCAGAAAACTAGCCTATCTCTATGCTGGAAAAGTAAATCTTAATGTTGAAATGGTACGACAAGGGGCAGGAGTGCCTTACTTTTACAATGGCAAAAGGGGAGTCCATTCCCTTGACATACTAAGGGCGTACTACTACGCTAAAGAAAACAAACTAGGAAAGTGGGGACAATGTGGAACAGGAAACTGAAGAAGTAAGTTGGACGGCAATTATAGATAGCGCAAACAAACTGATTGAACTTTCAATCGTCAGACAGGGGATTCTAAAAGAGATTGAAGACAACAATGAGTGAGCCAATGTGGATGACAGGAGACCCCGCTACATTTTCAGATTCTTTTGATGATGTATGGGAAGTAGAGTGTGATTGTGGTTGGATAGGAGAAGTTGATTGTGAGAAGGAATACAAGCACAATGTGACTTATGTACACGCAGAGTGGAAATGTCCACAATGCCAAGAGGAACACACAACAGACAGGGATTTTGATAGTGAATGAAAAACAATTTCAGATAAGTTATAAAGTAGAAGGTGTCCGTGTTGTTAATGTCTGGTTGCCAGAGGGCGCAGAACTACCACCAATTTGGAATGCTATGACACCAGCACACCAAGACGAATGGCTTTACTCTCACCAATTAAGAAGTGAAGTAGGTTATGAGGACATCCACCACTCAGAAGCGGAGAATGTTTTGCAGGTTCGCCATTTGCGGGCTGTTTGATAGTGGCAACTTTACTTATACTAACTATGCTGGCAATTCGCTACCATAGAAAATGGATTTCATACTGGAAGTCGTGGAGAGGGTACCAAAATGCGAGATAAGAGTTGGCACAAAGACGGAAGTTGTAACAATCACCCTGACCCTGACCTTTGGCACTACGAGAACGCTAGGTTTGCAGACGAGCAGAGGTTGCAGGTGTTGCGTAGTGTTGAAGCAATTACAATCTGTCGCAGTTGCCCCGTAAAGAATGAGTGCTTACAAGAAGGGCTTGACTCAGAAAACATTCAGTATTGGGGTGGTTGGGGCACTATTTGGGGTGGTTTACTGATGTCAGAACGCTATAAACTACTGACAAACAGGGAAAATCCTGAGATTTTTAACGCTGAAAAGCGACACAGACACAATGTTAATGCAGAACTTGGTAAGATTGTCAGATGACAACAAGACTATTGGCTGTATCTGTTTTAGTTATTGCCCTCGTTTCGTTTCCAATCAACAAGACAGTTGATGTGGAGATAAAGATAAGCAAGCACGAGAAGCCAGTTCATAGAACTAAGGCAACCATAGAAGAGAAGAGAGCCAATAGAAAAATGGCTATGAACTTTGCACAAGTTGGCTATGGTTGGAACCATACTCAGCGAGTGTGCATTGTAAAATTGTTCACAAAGGAAAGTCGCTTTGACCATTTTGCAGACAACCCTAAGTCCTCAGCATACGGCATAGGACAGGTGTTAAAAGAGAAGTCTAAAGACCCAGCAACACAGATACTAAGGGCTTACCGCTACATCGGGCACCGCTACGGCACCCCCTGCAAGGCTTGGTCTCATAGTTTACGCAGGAACTGGTATTGAAAATGGATTTGAGGGGTATCCCTACAACGGCGTGTATCTGTGGTTGTAAAGTATTTACTATCAACGTGATGTGGGATGACTTAGAACGAGAGATTGCTTGGTATGATTTGAAACAAACCTGCAAAGATTGCGGAGCAATTAGTACAGCACCAACACCGATTGATGGAGATATTTAATGCCAACTTATGATTACAAGTGTGACAAATGTGGAATTACAATAGAGTTTGAAAGAGGATTTGGTGAAGACAGAGAGCCAAGTTGTTGTCAAACAATAATGACTAGAGTATACTCAGCACCAGCAGTTAAATTTAATGGCACAGGTTTTTATAGTACAGGAGGATAAAATGTGTGAAGTATGTGAGAACGGTGGTTGCACTAATTGTGCGCCACAGAATGACACCTTACAGTTTGCAAGTGGCAAAGAGATTGAAGAGTTTTACGACAACTATTCAGAGGCTTTGTATGTAGACCCAGCAGAGGCGTCACTATCAGAGGATGATTGAACTTCAAAGTCATCATCACGATAGGGCTTAAAACCCCCTATTTTATTGATTAATTTGCGTATCGCACGCTTGTGTCTCATACGTGCAGTATCTTCTGAGCCTAATTCCATTTCCTTTGCGATGTCACCAAAGTCCATTGTCTCTGCATAGCGCAGGAACAATAACTTCCTGTCATCTTTAGGTAACTTCCAATAGCCAGCATCAATCTCAATCATCATAGCCATAAGGTTGCCACCTTCAGATGGAGCAGAGGGTCTGCCACCACCAGCAAGGTTTAACTTCTGAGTGATACTCATTTCACCTCTGATTACAGAGGGCAACAAAGCCTCAACCATATCGCCTTCATAATAAAACAAATCGGATGTCTCGTACCCACCAGACTTAGCCTTCCAAGCCTGACAATAATCTAATGCTTGGTTGCGTAGGCTACGATAGATTAAGTTCTTTGCATCCTTTTCACCGATAGCCTCCCAAGTATCTAACTTGTTTGGGTGCTCAACAAACCATTGGAATAATATCTGACGTATATCTTCAGCATCAATGTTAAACTTCCTGTGGTACTCAGAAGCAACAGCATCAACTATATATTCCCAACGCTCAATTCTATTCCACTCTATCGTCATCTTTATATTTTCTCGTCGCAGTCATTAAATCATCTACTGTAATGAGGAAGCCTTTGCTTTGGTTGGGTGGTATGAAACAACTAATCTCTCTACCAAATTCTTTAACAGCATATCGCAACACATCTGTTGGTACTATTAAAGTTGAATCTTGTAAAACAAATGCCCAGTAACCAGCCTCAGTTACACCTAGTCCAGAGGGTGCCCAGTCTTGAACCTTCTGAAAGAAACACTCAGTCTCTATGTAAAGGTTGTTGGTCTTGAACCACTTGCGGTCACGCTTAACTTCAACAGTCAGGTTACCCGTAAGTAAATCATCTACGAGTTGTTCTCCTTTACGACCATAGCCAAAGTCTAAGTCAAAAGAAGACTTAGTTGCCATTAATTATCCCACTTTCCTCGTAGTACTAGCAGTCCAATTATACCATAGTTTGCTATATCTTTGAAGGAATCCTCAAGAGGTTCATTCTCTGCATTTATCTTCTTGCCATCTTTAGTAAGGTTTACAATGCGTGCAATCTTGTCCCACATACGCACAACAAGACCATTGGTAGCACCATATGGAGAGTTGCTAATGTTCTTCGGTCCATAATCTTTATGCTTCTTGATGAGCAAGTCACCTAGTTCAAGCATCACATCTCTTACATTTAGTTCAAACTCTGCCCAGTTAGTATCGGAACGTGAATTGTCAGAACTAAGGTTTTGTCCTCCACTTTGTATGTCTTGACGTTCAAGCCTTGTCCTACCAGATGGGTTATAATCTGCCATATTTCTTCACTCTCCGCCTTCTTCATTAGTGTCCTTTGATAGTAATTTTCTTATCTCTTCATCTATATTCTGCACCGCAGACTTGACAATCATATCCTCAACCAGTTCATCTACTAAGTCATAACCATTCTCCGCAGCAAACAAAGTCACATAAGTTGATTGGGTAATCATCTTAATCTGTTCTGGTTCATCTGCGTGAATAAAAAGAAACCTTAGCAAAGAACCTAGATGAAGTTTAAATGCATTGGGTAGCAGGTAGTAAGGGTCAAACTCTTCATCATCTTCCATCACGTGGTCTATTAACTCAAACGAATCCTCAAACTGAGTGTCACATTCATTGCAATAGTTGTGTGGTTCTTCACCAAAATCAAAGTCCAATTATTTTACTTCAATCTTATCCCTAAAGTATTGTGCCCCGTTTGACACATACAGACTGTTTACATCTTCGCCTTCGGGGAGTTGGACGATTGTTACTGGCAGTTCTCTTGACAAACTACGTGCAAATTCTGTGCCTGGTTGGTCACCATCTGCAAATATAAATACCCGTTCAAAGTCAGCAAGCAATCTTGTGTAATGCTTCTTCCAACTGTTGGCTCCAGGTACACCGATACAGGGTATACCAATACAACTAGACATAGTAATTGTATCTAGTTCACCTTCACATACACCAATGAAATCACCAGCCCTATCAATATCTAGGACGTTATACATCTTGGTTTCAGCACCTGTTAAACCCATATATTTAGGCTCAACAGCAGGGTTTAGGGAACGAAATCTTAAGTCAACAACACCAGTCTTAGTGATGTAAGGGATTGAAAGTCTTCCAGCATATTGTTCGTGACCAATCTCAGGCTCCGCGACTACGCCTAATTGCGCCAGACGTGCTGCTTCTATTGGTATTCCCCTGCTTGCTAGGTAATCTTGAGCCTGAAAGATGTTTGCCGCGTACTTGGTTGTTGCCTTGCGTAGTAAATCCTTCTGCGATTGACTTTGCTTCACGGATGTTTACCCCTTCACGTTGTGCGATAATTTGTAAACTGTTACCTTGCACTCCACAGGCGAAACAGATGAATATGTTATTGTTGAGATTCGCACTTCCAGACTGGTGTGTGTCGGAATGGAAAGGGCACTTGAGATTAACTTGCCCGTGAGTTTGTCGTAAGTTTGCTCCGTAGTGGATAAGAACTTCTCTGATACTTGGTAGGTCATTGTCAATTTTTAACATCTCCTGTCTTCTCCTTCATCCATTGATTTAAATCTTGAATCACCCAAGCGTTTTCAATACCAGAGTTTCTTCTTTTAACTATTACATAGTGCAACGGAACATCCTTGATGCTTCTTGCCTTAGCATAGTTAACTGCTTCTACTTCTGCTTCACGCCAGAACTCTGGCAAAGATAATGTCGCACGGTTTTTAAGTTCAAAGATGTATGACTGACCCGCAATCATTACAACCATATCACCTTCATCCTTTGCGCCAGCCTTAGTCAGACGCTCTGCCATAGCACCCATCTTACGGAGCCATTTCATTACATCTGTTTCAAACTGTGCGCCCTTGCGCCCATTAGGATTAGCCACTAGGTTGCACTCTTGTCCTTGCTTAGAATACGAACAGCCCAGCCTAAGCCAGCGTTAACACCTTCAGTCCACTCATCAGTAACTGGTACCTTTGCTGACTCAATCTTTTGAATCAACTTAGCAGTCTCTTGTTTCATTTCAAGTAAGACAAATGCACGCATCTCTTGCGTCATATCGTCTTCTTCTTCTCTTATCATTGCTTATCCATTCTCTGGTATGTCTTCCATATACATATATTCAGGGTTAAATGATAGCCAACAAGTTAGGTTTGCATTGGCATCGGCACGCCCGTATCTATTCTTGACAGGAGCAACAGCCATAGAAGTACCAACAACACCCAGAGTACAAATGAGAGCAGGTAGTTGTGCCACCTTACCTTGAAGTGCAGAACGGGGTTGGCAAGGATTACCCATAACACCCTCAGAAGTATGATGAAGAATAATGATAGCAGCGTTAGTTGCACGAGCAAGATACTTTAACTCCTTCATAATCGCACGCATAGATGCGAACTCTTCGCCACCATCTGTGGCAATATCCATTAGGTTATCTACAAAGATTGCAGTAGGAGGACAACCCCATTGTTCTTCAAAGGCTTGTACTTCTTCGTCAATGTCTTGCAGAGTAGGGCTTGAATCAAATGACCAAACAATGTGGTTACTCTTCTCAAGAATAGCCTTAGTCCAGCCAATATCATTAGCCATTAGTTGTTCTACATCTGTCTGATTCTTACCTGAAATCATTGAAGCAATACGCATAGCCATAGTGTGGGCGTTGGTATCTGCAGATATATACAGAGTTGGCACTCTCATCTTTAGTGCTAACGCTAGTGCAAGAGTTGACTTACCTACTCCTGGTACACCTGCAAGCATAGAGACTTCTGCTCTACGAAATATAATTTTA